AAAAAAGAAAAAAGAAAAAAGAAAAATAGTTAGGTAGTTAGAAAAATCCCATGAATTTCATGGGATTTTTTTTTGGATTTTATTAAAAAATCTATAAAATTTCAAAAAAATTTATAATATTTCTTTATTTTATATGAGAACTAATAAAAAAAAGACCATAAAAAATACAACAAAAAAAAATAAAATAGAATACATGGAGAAAGATATAAAAAAATGTATGGAAAAAAAATGTAGTGATAAAGATTTAGAAAAGAAACATAAAGAAGTAACCAAAATATTTGAGGATGCATTGAAAAGAAATGAGAAAAAACTCAAAAATAAAAATATAACAGAAGAAGAAAAAAACGAAGCATTAATATTGATAAAAAATGCCAAAAAGAATATAGTAATGATGAATTCTAAATATATGATTAATAAAAATATAAAATCTATGCGCAAAATGTGTAAAATAAATAATTGTAGTACACCTTCATAGAATATTTATTTCCAGAATCACCATATAAATTTTTTATTTTTTATCAATAAAAAATTGATAAAATATTTTTATTATTTTCCATTTCATATTCACAAAACAGACTAACAGAAAAACATGAAATCATTCACTTTTGAAGGAATAGAGTTTACCGATATATTTATTTTATTATGGTTTATATTAATAATATTTGGAAATTATAATCATTATAATAGAAATTACACAAATATCGACGAGACATCTGTCGACAAGAATTTCGATGATACACAACTCGATGATTTTGAAAACAATGATATTAATGAATTTATTAGAAAAATTATATGTATAATTGATGATAATAATTTGAATGACGAGAATAAAATAAATCAAATGAAAAACATATTAGATTCTTTATCAGAAGAAACCTTCGCCAAATTATTGAATTGATATTACACCGAACAAAAATAAAATTGGAACACTTTTAACGTGCTATTTTTTTTTGTCGGCGACTAGTCCAAAAGAAAATGAGACAAAGTCTCATTAATCAAAAGATATACACGACATTCGCATTGTTTCTGCCAACATATAATCCATAGGTCCATCCAATACTTCATCCATATCATCCATTAATTTTAAATAATCCTCCGTTTTACACAAACTTTTCAATAAATCTGCTAACAGATTTATATTTGTTTGTGTTTTTTTGAATTGAAGAGAACCTCGATTATTTTCCATAGTCCAACGTATAAATTCATCGGCATTATTCATAAACACCGATTTAATCACATAATATGCGAAAACAGGCGTTGACTCTCTATATTGCGATGCCGCACCATCAAATAAATCACTGTAAGCAAGACCAAAATGATCCAGCACTTTCGCACATTGAAATGCCGAAAATGGCGCTTCACATCCATAAATGTGTTCCTCGAATTTGGAAACATTTTTGTTTTCTTGCATATTTGTTTTATTTTCAAAAAATATGGCAAACATACAATAAATTAATTCCGCCCATGTCTCAGTATAACTCTCGTAAAATCGCAGATCTTGGCAAGGCACTTTATAAATATCTGTTGTGCAAATACGCGATTGAATATCGGTTTGATCCATCGCCGCAAAATCCAAGCCAAAACTATGAATAGATTCATGCAAAAAAACTTTGAACCATTCTTCCAATCTGTATACATAAATTTCATTTTTCCTCGTTTTATTTGGCGCATTACAAGCAAATGTAAATGCAGTATTAACATTATCGGCTTCCATTATTTTATCACCGTCATCAGGCATTAATTTTTTCATGTCAGTAAAATAAAAATAAACTGCCAAATTATTTGAACATGAAGGCATCGCATATTTGCAAGCAATATTGAGCCATATATAAATATATTTGATCCATTTATCCATAATCGCGTCATTTAATTTCGACGAAAAAGACATGAATATTTCGAAATTGCGATTTTCAATAGAAAATGTTGTTTTCTGAAATATTTTTAATTGGTTCTCTATTGCCAATTTTACGGGATCTTCTAACAGATAATAATATTCACCTGTTGGCATTTCATTCAATTTTGTTTTTGATATATTCGAATTGTTAAAAAGAGAACCTGCTTGATTTATTTGATTGAATATTTTCTCTATAAAAAGTCGGGATTCTCTCGAAAATTTTTGCGAGGTTCTCTTTTTGTCTTTTTGTTTTTTCGTTATTTTCTTTATAAAATTCTGGATTTTTTTTGAATCCTTGTCCATATTATTAAATGCTTATTTTTTTTGTTTTTCCTGTTCCGAATCCATATTTTCTTTTAGCACTTTTTGCTAAACGATATGCTTTTTTATTGTGATCACATCCTTTTTCTATAATAGAAAAATCGACGGCTGCTGCTTTTCCTGAAGTCAATGCGCTGGCGAGTCTTGCATTTCCCCATGATTGCGATGTTTGATTAGGACGCGAACCTGACGAAAAATATGCGCCTTGTCCTTTCTTCATAATTTTTTGAAGTGTTGAAATAGAACATCCAGTTTTTTGCGCAAGTTCTCCATTTGGCGTTATTTTGTCTACTTTATATATTCTTTGGGCGTTTGATACATGAGGTGATGGTTTGCTTACAAAAGATTTCACATTTTTACGTGTAAAATATTTATGCTGTTTGTATAATTTTCTGGATTTTTTTATTTGCGATGCCTGTTTTTTTTTGTCGGAATTATTGAGTTTTTTGGGTAAATAACGGATGGGTATTTTCATTATTATTTTATGTTATACAATTATTTTATATAAAAATTGATAAACATTTTTTATATAAAATAATTATATAATACAGAAAAATAAAATAATGAACTTGGCATTTCTCATATACTTTTGCGTTTTCATTGAATTAGTCGCAGGATTATTGCCTACAAATAATTTGGAAGGAATCTTAGCTAGAAAAGCGGCGGTTTCTAATATATTCAATAATTTGAGGAGCGAAATTTCAACGGAGCGTCTATTTATTGAATTTTCGTCCATTGTTCCGTATCATCATCATCAAAATAATTTACTATCTATATCTCTTTTAGGAGGTACTTATTTATTTGGACAATTCAAATACAATACTGGCGAAAAAGAACAATATATAAAATTGAAAAAACTTGATAGATATAAAAAATTGTATAATATTTATAGAAATATAACATTTATTATTGTGTTTATATTTTTCAAAGATATTGAAAATGTATTATAGATTATGAATTTTATTCATAAGATACATGTAGTGACAAAAAAAATAAAATTGATTTATTTTTTTTATTCGATGCAAAAAATACTTATACAACCAACAAACTGAATTATTATCATGAACACTGTCACTGTCACTTTAACTGCTAAATTCGAAGCTTTTCCCAACATTCCTTTGATACTTAAGAGACGCAAGATGATGAAGAAAACGCTGAAGGCTATAAGGAAATGTAACGAGACTAAAGACCACCATTTTGTCTTCAACCATGCAGATTCAAATGTGCAGATCTACGTAAATTTCTGCGGTATTTGCGGGAATTATATTCGCAAGGGTAGCGGTAAATTTGAGTTACACCCAAAACTGGCGTGCTGCGATTTGAATCATCACAAAATCGAGAATGCGAAGATTTATCATGAAGAGATGAAACGCTGTTTTAAAAAAATCAAGTTATCTCATGAATTCTTTCATGAAGAAAAAATTTGTGAAGAGTTGCAAAAAATATCTTATTTGACGAAAGATTGGCTTACATGTACTTAATTGTGAGTGAAATATTCCCTTTTATAATGGTAGCTAGGTAGCTAGGTAGCTAGGTAGCTAGGTAGCTAGGTAGGAACTAGGTAGCTAGGTATTCCCAATTGATTCGTAATATTAATAGAGTCATTTTTTTTGTATATTTCTATTTTTTCCTTAATATTTTTTCCAAAAAATGGTTTGAATATTTTAATAAGTGTATCCATAATAGAAGGAGAATTAATAATTCGTATTTTATTAACTAAATCAACATAATTAAATTCCTTTACATTAAACGATTTTTCAGAAAATAATTTCACCGCATTTTTATGTCTTTCAGCCGCACTAATAGTAAATCCATCTAAATTCAAATTAATAGAATAATCACCATGCTTAATAATACATTCATTATAAAGTGCCAATATATGATCAATAATTTTATCATAAATATCATCATGAATAAATAATTTCAATAAAGTATAATCAATATATATTTCATTTTTTATTTCATTTTTTTCTGTAAGCAAAATAAAAATAGATTTATTAATCATTTCCGATAAATCAAAATTATTAGTTACCATTTTTGCAATTTCTAATTTTTGTGAGTTTTTGAAAAATGTGTTTTTTCCATTTTCTTTATATTTTTCATTTTGAAATTCTTGTATTTGATGTATTATATTTTTTGTTTCAGTCATTTTTGTATTTTTTTATATTTTAATATTTAAACCCTTTATAATTCTAATTTATCTTCTTCAATATTGGACAATTCTTGATTTTCATCAAAATTTTGCAATTCAAAAAGTCCATTATTAGGCGCAGTCAATACGTCTCTATCCTCCAAAAGTAATTTATTGACATCCATTGTATAAGACTGTAATTTCAAAACAATGTCTTTCAAAGTCATTAATTCTTGTGCTAACATATCAAATCTGGATTGAAACTCGTCGATTATTTGTTGTGACATTTGTCTTTGCGGATGTATTTCTGTTGGTTCATTTATACGGTGTGGTTGTTGCGATTCATTCATGAATTTTTCGAGTTTTATAAGACGGGCATCAACAACGGAAATTACTTGTGGAAGTGTTAGTCCTTGTTGTTGCATTTGCTGCTGCTGCTGTTGCTGTTGCTGTTGCTGCATTTGAGGAGGATCAGGAGTAATACCTGCACGACGTTGTCTGGCGGAAGCAATTGCACGACTCATTTATATGTAAAATATGTATCGTGTTTCTCTATATATTTTTTATTGATTGTATGTATTTTTTATAACTATACATTTTATATAAGATATCAAAGAAAAATTGAATAAATATAAACATATTTATTCGATAATATATAAAAATGGAAAACACAATTAAATACAAAACACCCGAAGAATCCATCTCCGCCAATCCTGAAAAATTTCGCAATAATATGGCAATTAACATACAGATTCTGTTAGAAAATGGCAACGAATCTGATTTCGAAAATTGTGCAAAAAATATTGAAAAGGGTGTATATAATTACACAATTAAAGAGGCAAATACTAAAAAAATAATAAAAAAATGGGAAAATACAAAATTTGTGCATTTGTATATTGATCGTTTGAGATCCGTTTATACAAATATTAAAAAATCGGAAGATCTTTTGATACAAATTCAAAATGGCGATATTTTGCCTCAAAATGTTGCTTTTATGACACATCAAGAAATGAATCAGGATCAATGGCGTTTACTTATTGAACAAAAAATAAAACGTGATGCTTCAAAATATACGACAAAAGTTGAAGCGTCGACTGATATGTATACATGTAAGAAATGTAAATCTAAAAAATGTACATATTATGAGTTACAGACACGTAGTGCTGATGAATCAACAACAATTTTCGTTTCTTGTTTGAATTGTGGTAAAAATTGGCGAGGATAAAAAATATAATAATAATAATAATATTTTTCTTTTAGTATAATATATATATGAGTTCAGATGATGAAGATAATGGTAGAAGAGTTAGACGACGATTATCTCCAGAAAAAGCATCAATGAAAGCAGAAGTGCACCCAGAAAAAGTATCAATGGAAGCAGAAGAACATGCAGAACCTCTTAGAAGAACTAGTTCAAATGCTCCAGATCATGTTTTTGTTGAATTAAGTGATAATCTTGAACTTTTACAATTTGAAGGAATTTCAGAAAATATATTAGCTGAAATTATAAAACGTACACAAAGATGTCATGATGAATTTAAAAAATGCGGATTTTCATATAAAAATGATGAACAAACAGCATGTGTTGGATGGTCTGCGAGAGCATTAGGAATTACCGATGATCAATCTTTATGTGATTCAGTAAAAGAACAACTACAATTAAAAACAGGTACTAGTGATAAAAAATTTTGTGATTTATTAAGTGAATATGTTGAACAAACTACATTACCAACACAAATACAAATGAGAGATGTTACAATTGATGAACTATTTGCTTCTTTGCAACCAAATTGTTCTACACCTATTTGTATTTCTCATAGTAGTATTCATTTAAAACATGCAATATTAGCAATAAAAATACAAGAAGGTAGTTCTACTAGTTGTATGTTATTTGATCCTTCTCAACGCGATAAAGATTTAAGAACCCTGATTACTGATCATAAAACAATAAAATCTATGTTTAGAACTGAAACATATAGTAATTTTGCCGAAACATTAAAAAGTAGTATACAACCAAGAGTTCATGTTTTTTGTAGACCACTCTCACCAAAATTATCAAAAAAAAGAAAATCAACAAAATCACCAGAAAAATTAAAAGACCATTTTGGAGGAAAAAAATCAAGAAAATTAAGAAAATTAAGAAAATCAAGAAAATTAAGAAGAAAATAAATATCTTATAAAATTTCTAAATCACTTAATCGCCAATATTCACATGCACCATTCGGCAAGGGTCTCTGAATAATAAACGGAATTTTTTTTTCCTCGAATTCTTTTAATGCAATTATATATCCATCAATCATAGTATCATCTACTTCTATGAAAATTGGTGCACCAGCATCAATTTGTTTTGCACGCTCTCCTAAAACGCGTGCTCTTTCATAACGAGTAACAATAGGCAATGTTTTATGAAATGGATCTATAATGTTATCTTTTTCATCGCGCACTATAGTACATAATGCATCAATTTCCTCATAATTATGAATTTGCAATTCTGGATGATGATCACGAATAACATTTTGCTGTAAGGATTCGTCAAACTTTTTCAAATAATCTTCATCGTCTTCATCTTCTTCATCTTCATCATCTTCTATTTCAGGAAAATGTGCTTTTTCTATAGCAACTGAAGCATCGTCGTCATCTAATACTTCATCATCGGCTTCTTCAGCCTCATCTTTTTCAGAATCTTCATCTACATCACTTAAATCAATATCATCATCATCATCTGGATCACCTCCAATTGAAACCATTTTCTTAGGTTTTTTAATAATGCCAACAGAACTTGTATCACTATCAGAATCAACATCGCTCATATCGCTACCTGGATTTTCTTCAAAATCTGCCATTATGAAATAATATAGTGTATAAGTCTATATTATTTTATTTTTCATTTCAATTTTTTATTTAATAGTTGTCGTTTTCATATGTAGTTTTCATATATCGCTTCACATGTCGCTTCACATATGTCGCTTCAAAATCCAAAAGGTGTCTGCTGACTTTGCTGTTTAATATCCAAATTTCGCTGTTGTTGTAAACTATCCATTAATTGCATTCCTTCGTCCGATACCATTTTATTTGATTTATAACTTTCAGCAGGTGTAGAAATTTGCATTTGTTCCATATGATTCATTATAGAGTAATTAGACATCGTATCACTTATTCTCCCATTATAATATGTATATTTATCAGAAGATACATCAGAATTACTAGTAAATTGCATTGCCATAGGTTCTCCATTAGCAACTGTTGCTCTCGATATTTTTGCGCTGACAACTGGCTCTAAATACGTAATAATATCAGCGGCATATATTGTCTTGTAATTTTGTTTTGCAATTAAAAGTGCAGGAACAGCATGTACATTGGGCGGAAGCATAATAAATTTGCCATTATCGCGCTGAATATATAATTGACCAGTTTTTGGATCTACGGTTCTCTTGTCTATACAAATACAATTCAACTGTTCTATAAGACCATTTTTAGAAATATAATCCAAAATTTTCTTACAATTTGGACATTGATTACTATAATATAAAATATCTAAATTTTGACTTGCCATTTTATATTATACAAAGCTAAATGAAGTACCGTGTAAAAAACGCGTCTTTATTTGGATGCACACATAGAATAAAGTAATCTATTTTGGAAATAGAAGATGAAATATCCTAAAGCAATCATTACACTTTTTAAAATGAAATCACCGTCTTTCTTTTTTTGTATATATGTCCATACAAAAGCGATAATCGAAAAAATTAGCAAGACAAAACCGAATATGGAGAGATAATAGAAGTAAAGACAGTAATCTTTTGACAATGGTGAAAATAAGTCCATTTTTTTGGAATATATACAAACATGAGAAAATATATATATAAAATATTCCTACAGACTATATATATTAATTATGTCAGAAGAGGAAGATAAACATGAATCTTTACATGCATGGAAAATTATCGAAACTTATTTTCAAGATAATCCACAATGTTTAGTAAGACATCATATTGATTCATATAACGATTTTTTTAAAAACGGTATTTATCAAGTATTTCGTGATAAAAATCCTGTCCGCATTTTTTCACAATATGATGCAAAAATAGACGATTATTTATGCAAATGTAATTTGTATATGGGAGGCAAAGATGGTACGCGAGTATATATTGGCAAACCAGTTATTCATGATGATGACAGGTCTCATTACATGTTTCCCAATGAAGCACGTCTTCGTAATATGACATATGGTATGACAATACATTATGATGTCGAAGTAGAAATCATACGGATATTGAATGAAGGCGAAGAAGTCGATATTGAACCTGTAGGTATAGAAGAAATATTGGGAGGAAATTATCATAATACAGATGACGGTTATGTTTCAACATCCGATGAAGACGATGATGTTCCTACAAAATCAAATAAAACTGAAAACATGAAAGGTGGCGCACCAAAAGCTAAAACTGCGAATCCATTTGCAAAAAAGAAATCAAAAATACCGAGTAAAATTACCGCAAATGAAATGGCAAAAATCCGCGACAATACTGAAAAATCTTTGCAAATAAAACCGAATCAACAAATATATACAAAAATTATTGAAAATGTTTATTTGGGCAAATTTCCAATAATGATTCAAAGTGATTTCTGTATTCTTAGTGGATTACCTCGCGAAGTCAGATTTCAAATGGGCGAATGTCGCAACGATCAAGGCGGTTATTTCATAATTGATGGAAAAGAAAAGGTTGTTATACCCCAAGAAAAATTTGCAGATAATATGCTTGCTGTTAGAAAATCCACCGACGACAAATTCCTTTATTCTGCCGATATTCGTTCAGTTTCAGAGAACTTGTCGAAACCTGTTCGTACACTTTCAGTGAAAATAGTAGCTCCCAGTGGAAAACATACTAACAGGAATATTGTTGTTAATATACCGAATGTGCGAATGCCCGTACCTCTTTTCATTGTTTTTCGCGCACTAGGCATATTATCCGACAAAGAAATAATGACAATGTGCATGCATGATTTGGATAAATATAGTGATCTGTTAGACTTGTTTGTTCCTTCCGTGCATGAGGCGGGCGGTATTATGTCGCAAATTGCGGCATTCGAATTTATTGCGGTTTTGACGAAACATAAATCGACTGCATATGTTCACGAAATATTGTGCGATTATTTTTTGCCGCATATAGGTGAAACGAATTATATTCAGAAAGCGTATTATTTGGGATATATGGTTTTCAGGCTCATTAATGTTAGCGAAGGCATTGAAAATGAGACAAATCGCGATAATTATAAATATAAGCGTATTGAAACAACTGGCGTCTTAATAAGCGAATTATTCCGCGAATATTTCAAAAAACAGCAAAATGCAATACGTCTTGCGTTTGATTATAAACTCAATTATAATAAAGGCACATATGAAAACAATCTGGATGCACTCATCATGCAAAATTACGAAGATGTCTTCAAAGATAATCGTGAAGTTGACGCAGGATTCCGGAAAGCATTCAAGGGAAATTGGGGGGCATATACTCACACGAAACGTATTGGCGCTGTGCAAGATTTGAACCGGCTTTCGTATTTCAGTATGATGAATCATTTGAGAAAAACAGTACTTAATTTGGATTCGGGCGTTAAATTGGTAGGTCCTCGTGTTCTTCATCCATCTCAATGGGGATTTTTCGACCCGATTGATTCGCCTGATGGATCTAATATTGGCTTACATAAACATTTGAGTATTTGCACATATATTACGAAAGGAATGTCAAGAGAACCTTTAGTAAAATGGTTGCGCGAAAATATTAGGATGCGCATTTTGGAGGAGTGCCCACATAAATTATTGGCTAGAATGACGAAAGTTATTATAAATGGTCTGTGGGCAGGTGTAGTGGACAATCCTATTGCATGTGTTGATAAAATCAAATTATTTAGACGCAATGCATTGTTGCCGATTTATATGAGCGTGTCTTTCGAAATATCTCAGAATACGATTTACATATATTGCGATGAGGGGCGATTATCTAGACCTATTTTTTATTATGACAAAGAATTGGAAAGGTTCTCTTTTCAAAATGCGAAATTCTTGGATTCTATAAAAGATGATTCGAATCGTATTGTTTGGAATCAATTAATTAGTGGTCTCAATGAAAAAAAAGACGAAAATTTTCACGTAGATCGTATGAAAATATATGAATTGGGCGAATTATATATGAACTCTGGACCTAGTGCTAGTGCTAGTG